AATTTCCATCCGTCAGATGTATTTCCTCTTCATGTACAACTCCCTGCCTTACTAAGGAGGATTACTGTATCACTTATATAAATCAAATAAAAGAGTTATTACTTTATGAATATTTGAGGAGCCGAAGGCGACGATTGAGCCGCTTCCGGCGGAGACCGGCAGGCGATTTGGAGCCGAAGGCGACCTGGTCCGGGGGACCGCGGCACGCGGTCTTAGTTCCCGCCTAAACTAGCGTGCCGTGCACGGAACTCACTCTATAAATACCCGCGCTTTCGCGTGAGCGAGAGTAAGATAAAGATGCCTGGCTACAAAAGAAAGAGTTCGGGTGGTTCCCGATATGTTAGTAAGAAACGACGGTTAAACCGTCGCAGATATGGTAAGTTTAGAAGAAGTGGTCGTAGAGTTACTACAGTGTCTGGTCAAAGTGGTTCTATTAGGAATAATGGTTTTCGTTCACGGCGTACTTCTCATCGTCGATGGCGTAATATATTATGGACTTCAACTCTGCCGAAACAGCATTGGAGGAGTGTAAAGAGTGTTTCTAGTACTCAGAACACACAATCTAGTCCTGATTTGGTTGATATTATCACTGCGCAAGCTATGCCAGATAATTTTTGGACTACAGCAGAGGGACTACAGCCTGCAGAAACTGGTGTGGCTGCTCCTACTGGATTTACTGGTGATTTGGTTTTGCGTGGTGGAAAAGCTAGCATTAGTTTTTCCAATATTGGAAATGCTGATACCGCTGATGCTATACGTATAAGATTATGGATGGTATGGACTATTAAAGAACCTGCGGCTATTTTACCTACTATTCCTGTACCTACCGCTTGGGATCCATCATTGATTCCTGATTTTGGTAGATTAGGTAAGGTAATTGGTCATAGGGAATTTTTTATTGTTCCTGGTAATGTACCTATGGAAGTTTCCTTCTTTTTCAAACCTCAGAAGATAGATAGGGCTATTTTTAATGCTGGAGGAGAGACTTTAAGTTGGTTTTGGGCCGCCAATGGATTAAATACTGGTGCTGACAGCTACGTGGTGCAGCAATCGTCAAACCTGTCTTTTACAGGTGACGTGTTAGCTTAAATACGTAAGCGCTTACGTATGGGTGGACGGGGGGCTAGTATTACCCCCCCGTCCTCGTCCAAGCGTCCATCGCTTGGTCTATAAAAGGACGTACATAGAAGGAACTGTATGTCTCGCGGCAAACGCTGGCTATTCACTCTGAATAACTGGACTCAAGATGAGTACAATGGAATTGAAGAATTCCTTAGGCAAGAGAGTACATACTTTTGCATCGGAAAAGAGCGAGGGGAGAATGGTACTCCGCATCTGCAAGGATATGCGGAATTACGTGAAAGGTATAGATTCTCAACTCTCAAAAATAAAGTCGGCTCGAGATCACATCTCGAACTTGCTCGTGGAACTGGAGAGCGAAATAGAGAATATTGTTGTAAAGAAGGAGATTTCTTGGAACACGGAAGAGTCTCAAGAGGTGCAAGATGCAGTGGAGCTGATGGGGCTCGAGGAGCACGGGACGAACTTGCAGCTGGTTTCAGATCACATGTTGGAGAAGGTGAATTTCTTGCAGGATGCAACAACTTCGCTGAAGAACACCCTGGGTGTTGGTACTTCTCCGGATCTTCGTTGCTACGAAACCATCTCTCCCTCGTCTCCCCTCCCGAAAGGCCTGACATTTCTGTCCGGTGGTACTATGGTGCACCTGGGACCGGAAAGTCTCGTAGAGCTTTCGAAGAATACCCCGGAGCTTATCGCAAAGATGCTAGAACTAAGTGGTGGCATGGATACATGCTTCAACGAGAATGCGTAATTGATGATGTTGCACCTGAAGGAATTGATATGACAAGATTTTTAGTTTGGTTTGATCGTTATCCATGTATTGTAGAAACAAAAGGTGGTATGATGCCTCTTTTTGCTTCAAAGTTTATTATTACAAGTAATTTTCATCCTGATGAAGTTTTCCCTGGGCATGTCCAGATGGAAGCTTTGTTAAGACGTATTGTAATCATTATGTTTTAATATAATAAAGAATAAATTATGTTATCACGGAGTTATTAATTTATGAATATCTGAGGAGCCGAAGGCGACGATTGAGCCGCTTCCGGCGGAGACCGGCAGGCGATTTGGAGCCGAAGGCGACCTGGTCCGGGGGACCGCGGTACGCGGTCAGTTTCCCGCCTAAATGAAACTTGCGCGCGAAGCTACCTAACCTTATAAATACCCGCGCTTTCGCGTGAGCGAGAGTAAGATAAGATGGCGTACAAGAGAAAAAGAAGTGGTGGTAGTTACATGACCAATAAGCGTCGTCGGTTTGGCCGTCGTCGTAATGGTAGTAGGTTTAGAAGATCTGGGCGTCGTATTTCTGGTGTGTCTGGTCAAGCTGGTAATTTTGGTTCTTCGGGTTTTCGTACAAGGCGTACTTCTCGTCGTCAATGGCGTAATCTATTGTGGCGTGAAACACAATCAAAACAACATTGGAGGTCAAATTTAAGTGCTTCTACTCCTATTACAACTCAATCCAGTCCTGATTTAGTTGACGTTGTTACTGCGCAAGCAATCGGTACTAATTTCTGGACTACTGCTGGAGGAACAGTTCCCGCTGAAACTGGTGTCGCTGTACCTGGTTTTGTTGGAGATATTGTTCTTCGTGGTGGTAAGAGTACGATAAGCTTTTGTAATATAAGTAACGCTGATACTGGAGATGCCTGTAGAGTAAGATTGTGGATGGTATGGACTATTACTAGACCTGAATTTTCATTAGTACCTGCAACTCCTGTTCCTAATGCTTGGGATCCATCAATGATTCCTGATTTTGGTAGAATTGGTAAAGTTATTGGTTTTAGAGAATTTTGGGTTAATCCTGGTAGTGTACCTATGCAAGTTACCTTCCGTTGGAAGCCTCAGAAAGTAGATAGGACAATACATAATATAGGTGGAGAGACTTTAGTGTACTTTTTTACAATAAATGGTCATAATACCGGGTCAGACACGGTGGTTGAACAACTCTCATATAATATATCATTTGCTGCTGACGCGATATGATAATACGTAAGCGCTTACGTATCAATGGACGGGGGGCTAGTATTACCCCCCCGTCCTCGTCCAAGCGTCCACCCGCTTGGCTATATATAGGCCTGTTGAGATAGGTCTGTATGTCTCGTGGCAAACGTTGGCTATTCACTCTGAATAACTGGACTCAAGATGAGTACAATGGAATTGAAGAATTCCTCAGGCAAGAGAGTTCATACTTTTGCATCGGAAAAGAGCGAGGGGAGAATGGTACTCCGCATTTGCAAGGATATGCGGAGCTACGTGAAAGGTATAGATTCTCAACTCTCAAAAATAAAATCGGCTCGAGATCACATCTCGAACTTGCTCGAGGTACTGGAGAGCGAAATAGGGAGTATTGTTCAAAAGAAGGCGATTTCTTGGAGCACGGAAGAGTCTCAAGAGGTGCAAGATGCAGTGGAGCAGATGGGGCTAGAGGAGCACGGGACGAACTTGCAGGGAGTTTCCGTAGACATGTTGGAGAAGGCGAGTTTCTTGCAGGATGCAACAACTTCGCTGAAGAGTCTCCTGGATGTTGGTACTTCTCCGGATCTTCGTTGCTACGAAACCATCTCGCCCTCGTCTCCCCTCCCGAAAGGCCTGACATATCTGTCAGGTGGTACTTTGGTGCACCTGGGACAGGAAAGTCTCGTCGAGCTTTCGAAGAATTCCCCACAGCTTATCGCAAAGATGCTCGAACTAAATGGTGGCATGGATACATGCTTCAACGAGAATGTGTGATTGATGATGTTGCTCCTGATGGTATTGATATTACAAGGTTTTTAGTTTGGTTTGATCGGTATCCATGTATTGTAGAAACAAAAGGTGGTATGATGCCTCTTTTTGCTTCAAAGTTTATTGTTACTAGTAATTTTCATCCTAATGAAGTATACCCTGGGCATGTCCAGATGGATGCTTTATTACGAAGAATTGTAATCGAAATGTTTTAATATAATAAAGAATAATTTATGTTATCAAAGAGTTATTAATTTATGAATATTTGAGGAGCCGAAGGCGACGATTGAGCCGCTTCCGGCGGAGACCGGCAGGCGATTTGGTGCCGAAGGCGACCT